AAAGATCATGTTATAGTGGCTATTCAGTTTGTAGCGGATAACGCGCTTGCAGCATTACACACAGAAACATTAGATAGTGGCGGACCTCAATATATAACAATAGAAGATGATGTGTTAAAAGCAGCTGGTGGACCTGATGCGAATTTTACAGGTACAACTTGGGCCGCGGCGAGTGCTGGTGTTGCTGCGACTGGTGTAATTACTATCGCAGACGTTGTAGCTAACAATGAGATCAAACCAGGACAAGTAGTTCTTATTACAACTGGTTCTGATGAAGATGGGAACGACGTAGACGATGGACTTACTGAAGATACTGCTGCTGGGCACATAATGCCTATATATAACGGGCCTAATGCACAATGGTTAGAAGTAGTTAGTCTTTCAGGTGGTACTTATGGAACTGCTTTAACAGTAAAAGGGGTTGGTAAGGGAACAACAGCTAATCTTGGAAGTATTGACGCTGATAATACTTTATACTTTTTAGATTCATATCACGCTGCTGGTGGTACAACTGTCGAAGGCGTAACATTTCCAAAAGGATTGACAATATACGGTAGATGGACTAAGGTAACTCCAGCTGCTGATGCTGATGGTGGAATAATCTGTTACTTCGGTAAATAATGTTAGGATTAGGTAATACATTAGTTGGCGGTGCTCCGTCCCCAGAATTTGATCCAACTCAAATTAGTGGATTACAAGTATGGTTAAAAGCTGGTACAGGTATGACTTCAAATCAAGATGCTAGTGGTACTGGACATACCAAATCTACAGCTGCTGGTGATATTGCAGATACCGACAGGATTAATTCTTGGGCTGATCAATCTGGAAATGGTAATGATGCCACTCAGACTACAGGTACAGATATGCCAAAATGGGATTCAGCTGCAGCAGACGCTGGAGCAGCGCATTGGGATTCTAGTGTTAGATGGTTGGATTTAGATAGTGCTATTAGTATTAATGCAAATCAAGATTTTACAGTAATAATAAGATGGAAATCTTATGGTTTAGCAGGTAGATCAATTATAGGTAATGATTCATCTAATATGATAAAGATTGTAAATAATACAAAATTCCAAGTAATGCTTGGCGGTGCCAATAATTTTGATGAAGGAGATGGATCTGTGTTCGTTACTACTGCATATTATACTTCCGTATTAACACGTAGTAATGGTTCAACTGGTACTTTAAAAGTCAATATTGATGGTGGTGCTTTTAGTGATAAAGATTGGGATTCCGGAGAGGGTGCTACTGATGCGGATGCTACTTCTTTAAGTAATATAGGGTCTGGAGACGATGATCAAAACGAATGGAGAGGACATATAAGTGATATATTAGTATATGTAGGCACCGCACTTACTGCTACAGACAGAGATAATATATATACATATATAGCTAATCAAACTCAAGAACAAAGTTAAAAACAAATGATAATAATTAAATTAAATTAAATTAAAATGGCAAAAAGAAAAACACCGAAAGCGGATAAGATCGTTGATCTTAAACCGAAAGCAGAGAAAATAACTGACGAACAATTAGCAAAAGTGCAAAACACTATAAGTGGTATTAATAATCACCAAATGGAGTTAGGCAGAATGGAAACTAGAAAACATCAATTACTACACAACTTACTTAGCATTCAAGATCAATTAACTCTTTTACAAGAAGAGTTCCAAAAAGAATATAATACTTTTGATATAAATATTGAAACAGGTGCTATTAATTATCCTCCAGAAAATCCTAACGTACCAGACAATGGCGAAACTAATAAGAAAAATTAGTGTAGGTAAAGATTATAAAAATGATGCCATGCACTACGCTGTTGGTCAAGAAGTATATGGTGGGCATAGAATTTGCGATATAATAGAAGAGAAGGATAAATTTTCTGTATATATCAAAAAAGATAAAGATGTCTTACCATGGAAAGATTTTAACAAAAACATGGCGGTATCTGTAGAATATAATCTAGAATACTAATGAAGAGTGTTTACAACTTTGTTGTAACACCATTAGGAGAAAGATATAATAATACTAAAAAAGTTGAAGGTGGAAATCTTATTATAAATACTGAGATTTATAATCATCAATTTGTAAATAGAGTTGCAAAAGTTATATCTATACCTATAGTTGGTGATACAGACATTAAGCCAGGTGATGAAGTTATTATACACCACAATGTGTTTCGTAGATGGCATAACGTAAAAGGTGTAGAAAAGAATAGTAGAAGTTATTTTAATGAGTTTACTTATTTCATAACCCAAGACCAAATATTTCTATATAAAAGAGACGATGAGTGGAATGCTCCAAAAGGATTTTGTTTTGTAAAACCCTTAAAAGAAACAGACGACCCACTTAATATAAATATAGAAAGACCATTAATTGGTATCGTTAAATATTCAGATGGTACCGTTGGCGTCAACGAACTAGTTGGTTTTAGACCAAAAAGTGAATACGAGTTTATAATCGACGGAGAACGATTATACAGAGTTTTATCTAATTTTATCACGATCAAATATGAATATCAAGGAGACGAAGAAGAATATAATCCAAGCTGGGCATAAAGCAGTTGAAGAACTGATTAAAGTCGCTAAGGAACCAATTGTAGATTCAGACGACGATATATCAGCGGATAGATTAAAGAATGCCGCAGCTACTAAAAAGCTAGCTATCTTTGACGCTTTTGAAATACTTAATAGAATTCAAGAAGAAGAGAACTTGCTTGAGGGAAAAGCACCTGAAGAGAGAAAAGAAAAAGTCTTTAAAGGATTCGCAGAAGGTAGATCTAAATAATGTACGAGCAAAGTTTAGTTAAAATAATTGAACCTATAAAGAGGACTACTATCAGTAGGCTTAATAAAGGTAAAAAATGGAAATATGGATACAATAAAGAACATGATGTTATCATTATATCAAAAACTGGTCAAATTGGTGAAATATATGAAGTGCAAAATCTGCGAATTGCTTTGCCTAAAGTGCCAAGACAAGTGCACTCCAACAAACAAGAAAAATGGGTAAAAGAAGAATATCCTAAAGAATTAAAGAATATTAAAAATATCTTTGATTGGAGAAACTATCCAGATGAAAACAAAGATCAATGGTTCGATTATATAGATGAAGAGTTTAAAAGAAGAGATGAAGGGTTTTGGTTTATAAGTAAAGGTAAACCAACTTATATAGTAGGAACTCATTACATGTACTTACAATGGAGTAAAATAGATGTTGGTGCTCCAGACTTTAGAGAGGCAAATAGATTATTCTATATATTTTGGGAGGCGTGTAAGGCAGATAAAAGATGTTATGGTATATGTTATCTAAAGAATAGACGTTCAGGATTTTCTTTTATGTCATCTGCAGAAGCGGTTAACTTAGCTACCCTTGCAACTGACAGTAGATATGGTGTATTGTCTAAAACAGGTTCTGATGCAAAGAAGATGTTTACCGATAAAGTTGTACCAATTAGTATAAATTACCCATTCTTTTTTAAACCGATTCAAGATGGTATGGATCGACCAAAAACAGAGCTGGCATACAGAGTACCAGCCAGCAAGTTCACTAGAAAGAAAATTACATCCAACGAAAAGTTAGAAGATATACAAGGATTAGATACAACTATTGATTGGAAGAATACTGGAGATAATAGCTATGACGGTGAAAAATTAAATCTTCTAGTACATGATGAAAGTGGTAAATGGGAGAGGCCTGATAATATATTAAACAACTGGAGAGTTACAAAAACATGTTTACGATTAGGTAGTAGAATTATCGGTAAATGTATGATGGGCTCAACTTCAAACGCATTAGATAAGGGTGGAGACAATTTTAAGAAACTATATAACTCGTCAGATGTCACCAAGAGAAATAGAAATGGCCAAACAAAGTCTGGTTTATATTCTCTGTTTATCCCAATGGAATGGAACTACGAAGGATTTATTGATGAGTACGGAATTCCAGTTTTTGATACACCAGACCACGATGTGCTCGATCCAGGTGGCGAACTAATAGATGTAGGTATTATAGAACATTGGCAAAACGAGGCTGATGGTTTAAAAGGTGATCATGACGCATTAAACGAATTTTATCGTCAATTTCCAAGAACTACAGAGCATGCGTTTAGAGACGAGGCCAAAGGGAGTATTTTCAATTTGGTTAAGATATATGAGCAGATAGACTATAACGAAGAAATGTCAAGAACCCTTGGAGTTACAAAAGGTAATTTTCAGTGGGTTAATGGAGTAAAAGATTCACAGGTGATTTTTTATCCAGATCAAAACGGTAGATTTAAAGTTAGTTGGGTACCAAAAACGGAATTACAAAACAGGGTGATACTTAAGAATGGTATTAAGTATCCAGGCAACGAACACATGGGAGCGTTTGGATGTGATAGTTACGATATATCAGGTACTGTAGATGGAGAAGGTTCGAAAGGAGCTTTACATGGACTGACAAGGTTCAGTATGGAGGACGCTCCGGCTAATAGCTTCTTTTTAGAATACCTATCAAGACCCCCAACAGCTGAAATGTTTTTTGAAGACGTCTTAATGGCATTAGCATTTTATGGTATGCCGATACTTGCAGAGAATAATAAACCTAGATTACTATATTACTTAAGAAGAAGAGGTTATAGAGGGTTTAGTATGAACAGGCCGGATAAGTTGTGGAACAAACTGTCTGTTGCAGAAAAAGAAGTTGGAGGAATTCCTAACTCTAGCGAAGATATAAAACAAGCTCACGCAGCGGCAATTGAGATGTATATACAAGACCACGTGGGTATGAAGCAAGATGGAACATTTGGAGATTTGTATTTCAATGCTCTACTAAATGATTGGACAAGATTTGATATAAATAAGCGGACAAAGTTTGATGCGTCTATTAGTTCAGGTTTAGCGATTATGGCAAACAATAGACATTTATATGCTCCAAATGCAAAAGTAGAAAAACCAAAATTAAACATACAAATTTCTAAATATGAAAATAAAGGTAGTATGTCTAAAATAATTAAAAAATAAACATGGCAGAGTCTGGCATTAAAAGTTATTTTCCAAGTCAAACCGTAAGTGACGCTGAAAAGCTTAGCGAAGAATATGGTTTGAAAGTGGCTAAAGCAATTGAGACTGAATGGTTCAATAATGATAGAAGTCTTAATAGATATAGAGCTAATCATAATAATTTTCATAATTTAAGATTG